CTGTTGTTGTCAGTACAATTTTGATAGCAAATTGACTAAACGTATAGTATGTTTGGCCATTATTACTTAGGTAAGAAATGAAACCTTGGTCCTTACCTACAGTTCCTGGTGCAAATGTATACTCACGCACATCTTCTCTTGATTGTGAATATGTTCCATCAGAACTGTTGGTCTTGGTCATTAATTGCCAGTAACCATCATCAAATGCTTGTGTATCGTTTCTACTCAAAACTTTATAATACACATTAACATCCGTTCCAACTGGACGATATGCAGATAGATACACATTCAAATCACCTGAATCAAATCCACCTTCTAATACAACCTTTTTGGTGATGTATTTTGTTGCGGCTGGTCCACCTTTAACTGAAGTTTCGCCTGCAACAATTGCAGTTGCACCTGTTCCTGGTGTATTGTTTGCATCAACGATTGTGATTGTCGGTGTTTGTATGTAACCTGCACCTGGAGTTATAATATTAATACGGTCAATTACACCACCAACCACGTTTGCGGTTGCATAAGCTTGTTCACCATCTTTACCTGTTGGTGTAGAAATGGTAACAGATGTGCATGATGCATTGTAACCAGAACCACCACTTGTAATAGAAATTAAACTATTAGACAATTCACAATTATTAATATCATTTTGGATTGTAAACAATGAAGTGCCTGCATCTGAAATGATAGGAGATACTGCATCATCAGCTGATTCTAAGTAACCATACATTGAAAATGATGTACTAGAATTTGATTTTAAAATTCTTTCACCTTTGTTATCATTCAAAAAGATGTGTTCATACATTGTGGTAGCATATTTACCTGGATTAATGTTAACTTCAGGTGTTGATGTTCCACTTTGTAGTGTTGCTGAATATGTATATGTGATGGCCGTAGATGACGGTACAAAATCGGTAGTTGTTAGATTAAATGCATCAACCAATAGGTCGTCATCTGAAGTTGTACCAACATTGTTTGTCATGTTATTGGCATTTGTAAAATATTGAATTCTATTTTCTACCAGTGTTCTTTGTGGTAACTTCTTAGGAACAATCATTCTAATAGATGGTGTTTTTGTTATGTCAAATTTTGCACGTTCTATCGTAAACATTAAACTTTGATTTTGGTCCGCAGTCCAAGTTTGTGCATTTTGTGACAAGAATAAAGAACCAACATATGGTGCAGAAGAAATCTTTGTGATTGAACTTGGATATGGATCAGTTGCAAGGTTCTTAACAGATGAAGGCAATGCATTATCACCATTGGCCGCCGTCCATAAAGTATACTCATTTGATGTTGACTGTGCAATGAAAGCATATAGCGTATCTGATTGTACATAAACTGGTGAATCAAAAACAAACTCTGTATATGTGGTTGAATCTAAATTTTGTGGTGAAGCTGATACATTGATTTTGTATGCAGGCAATTTAACTATAGAATTATCTAATGTAGATCCATTTGGATAACCATTTAATGTTCCAACAATAGATAAGGTTACCGGTGCAGAATCTGTTGCTGGTTTAGAAGCAAAGAATAATCTAACACTGGAAATAAATGCACCATTTGGGAAATTTTCTTTATCAATAATAAATGTTTGTGCAACAGGATCATAACGAGTATAGTACAAACTCTTAGTTACAGTTGTTCCTGTTGTTTGTGATACCACATCTCTTTTATTTACTTGTGTGAATGTATCTTTTGCACCCGATGGTGATGCACCAAAATCAATATTTTGTTTATTGGTTTGTAGGCCTTGTGCGTAGAATGTACCTTCAGCAAAAGTTGTTACTGAACCTTCGTTATTATTAACACGGTTGTCCATATGGAACACTCTTGTTCCTGTGTGGAAAGTATTTTCTGGTATAGTAAAGATGCCAAAGAAACTACCTTCTTCATTCGTGGTAAAATCACCAATAGAATAGATATCATTGACTGAACAAGAGACTTCTGTAAGTAGAGTTATAACTTTTGTTGTTCCGTTATATGCGGAAATCAAGGCTGATTGTCCTTTGCCTTGACCAGATGTTATATACATTCTTTTGCCAACATAATTTGTATCATTGTTGGTTGCAGAAGCAAGAGGTGATATTGTTAAAGATGTTGTACTAACAATAGTTTTTATTTGGCCACCAAAATGTGTTTGACTAGTAAATGTTCCTTGACCTGTGGTGCCTTGGTATACACCGTCACCATTGAAGAAAGCATTTTGTAATGTTAGACTGTTGTTATATGTGGTTGATGCACCATCACCAGCAACATACAATCTCATATTGGCTGAATCTGGATAATCATATACGCCAATAACTATACCAGTTGGTACAAATGTTCCAGCTGAGTAGTAACCAATGATATCATTTTCATTGAATTGACCAAATACATTTGATAATTCAATTATGTTTGTTTTTCTTATGTAATTATCTACATTAATCGTGTCAAAGAAACTGTGTACTTGTGTTTGGTATAATAATCCCACTGCCTTAACAGCAATTTCTTGTGCTCTCATCCATGGAAGAATACTGATATCAGTAATGTATCCATTGTTGTCTGCATAAGTATTGTCGATTTTACTATATGCACCCAACAAGTTTGATTGTTGTTGGTTATTCACAATCTGATATGTTGAGGTGGTTGTGGTTGCTGTTATGTTTTCTGTGTAACCAACGTTTCGACCATAAGGACCATCAAATCGTCCATGATTTTCATGATTAATCTGATAGAATGATGATGAAGTGGCCTGTGACAACAGTGTTGATGTACCAGATACTGTTTGCCAATCACCAGCAATTAATGTGTTGATTGTATTTGAACCTTGATAGATGTGTAGGTTTGGATCAGTAATTAATAATGATGGTGAATATGTAGTGTCTACCCAGTTATCAATGTTTGGTGATAGTGTCACTAATCCTTTTGCTGATGTGACAGAGAATGGATTGATGTTGACAGTTCTACTTGCCAATTTTTGTGCAACCATATTGGTTGTGGTGTATGGTAACATGAAGTAATTTGTGGAACCATCTGTAGTTCTGGCAAAATTTCCAGATGTTATGGTGCCAACACTTGCACGACCCATATTGTAGGCCAATGTTAGGTTTTTCAATGGGAAATTTTTGACAGTTTGTACAGCTGACATTCGTTTAGTTCTACGATTAATAGAAGCATTGAAATCTTCCACACCAGTTTCGGCAGCAGAGTAACCTGAGAAGTCATCTACCATGATACCGTTTTTAAATCTATTCAATCCATATGCATCTGAAATTTGTAATGAGTTTGCATTTTGTTCCAATGCATTTAGTGCAGTGTAGTATTCAATACGATTAATTCTGGTATCTAAACCAGCAATATCAGCCATTGTATAACGGCGATGTTGTGCGGCTTCAAGTGAAAGGTCTGATAGGCCTGTAGTCAATTCAGTAGGAACATAACCTGTATATGGTTTATGTGTAATGTTTGCCAAGACTAATGCTCCATCCGGTTCATTAGGTGCAATTGGATTCAATGAAGGTGAACCTTCTACAATTTGTATTGACTTGTCTTTAGTGATAACCAATTTATCTTTACGTCCAAGATAGTAAGTATAGTTACAAACAAAAGTTGTCAAGTCGGCCGGTTGTAACACACCCAATCTTGTTGAAGATGGATTTGAATAACGGAATGTGAATTGGGTTTGTGCATTGAGTCTTGCTGGTCTAAAATCAATACAATCTCTTAATGCGTATGATGCACCATGTTTACTAATGTAAACTGGAATTTGTCTGTAATCTTCTGGTGAACTTGAGTTGTCAATATAGGACATTTTGCTAAAGTATCCATCACCACCAGTGTGTTGGTAATAATCTAACAATACAAGTATGTTGCCCAATGGTTTCACTGCACCAGGTCTCAATGAGATGGATGCATGGTCATAGTAACTATCTCTTTGTCCATTGTCAAATGTATATCTATTAGTAACATCATAAGATGGATCAGTTAACATTGATACTGTTGGTAATGTAGCAGAAGATTTGGTGTCAATAATTTTTTTGATTCGTTTAACGTCAGACAAATACAATGATTGATTTTGTCCTGTAGGTAAAACACCCGCAGCCTTGATGTACACATGACCTTTTGAACTTGCTGAATCATCAACAAATGTATTTGTGTTTACAGTTGTTACATATCCGGAACTATTACTCGTCACAGCAGTTGTATTTGCGGTAACCAAATTTTTAATTCTTAACACATGACTTGTGTTTGTTCCATCAACAACAAAAACTTTTGCAATGACTGTTGCGGTAAAACCTGTTAAGTCGGATGTTGGTGTTGAAAATGTTGCAATCGAACCGTCACCATTTAAAGTAACTAATCTACTTCCGGTTGTCCAAGGAAGAATCTGACCGTTTTCTATTGTAGCATTTGAACCTTTATCTGTAACAATAATGGTGTAACATTGTTCAATCACATCAGCCGACAATGTTGTACCTTCATTACCCAAATGTTTAAGTACACCTGCATAACTTCCTGTGAAAGATACTTGTGCTGACAGTGTGCTTCCAGATATGTTAAACGTAACACCTTTAAGTTCTTGGTATGTGGTATAAGATGGTGATGTAATACCAGAAACATATGGATTACCAATAGGGTAAATCATTTCAGGTACATTTGGATTATTAAATTGTGTATCACCAGAGGCCAAGTTGCCTACTTTGCCAGTGTTATCAATCTTTGCACTTGCATATCTAATTCTCGGATATGTACCATCACTATTTGTAAACACCATAGATTCAATATCTGGTGTGTCAAAGTTTAAAACATAAACAGATGTACTATCAGGTGTCACACTCCATGATTGACTTACTGTGGCTTTTCTTGTTGTACCATTGTAGTTGGAGATGGTTCTAGTTTCACCGGCGTTGGTGCCTGTAACAATAGTAACATCAACACCTTCATATGCACCATCAATTGAGGATGTTTTACCATTCACACTTGGCAATTCAATACAAGTTGAGTTGGCTGAAATGACATTGGCGGTAATTGATTTGTTTACTAGGTCATAGATATGTGCCTTGTAAATATATGTGCTAGCGGTTCCATTTGTTGGACTGCTTTCAAATTCTAAACCACGTAGGTATGCTGTTCCAACTAACGTAGAGTTGTATGTGAATGCATTAGCACTATTAATATTTGTATTGGCCACACAGTGGAAGTCTACTGTGTTTGCGGTTGTAGCCGGAAATGTAACTGATCCTGTACCAGCAACGTTACTTACCAAGAAATAACTACCGTAGTCTATGAAAGATGGTTCATTATTCTGTGACGATATTGTTCTTGCACGGTTGGAAATAATATTTAAGGGTGCAGGATTCTCTGCACGATAACCATGCACGTATGCTAGACCTTTACCCACACTTAGTGTATACTTGTCTGCATCATCTGCGTATGTTTTTGGTGTAAATTTGAAATCGTTGATGATGTAATCACCATTGGTTTCATAATCCCTCTTTGCAAAGTAGTCATCAATGGCTGCATAGACTGAGCCATCCACCATTTTAAAAACACTACCATTCTCTACACGAACTAGTTCAATAAACAATGCATCATCACCAAAGAATAGTGGTCTAGATGATAGTTGTAGACTGATAACATAACGGTCTGCACCAGGTGCCTGATAGTTTGATGCGCCTACGGCCGGATCCAATAATGAATTGTCGTTTGCATAATCGAAAATTGTTTCTGTGATTTCCAAACCAATACGTTTGGATGGTGTACTGCCATACTTATCTAAGATGACTGTCTGTGGAGAAACTTGTACAAAATTGCCCAAAACATAGAACACACCTTGTGCAATTGATGCAATTGAAGATGAACCAGTTGCTTCACTTGGCATTGCTTGACAAGTTAAATTTGAATTAGAATCAAAGATAACATCGTTGTCGGTAAATTGTGTACCGGTTTTATAAACAACCACTAAGGTTGCTGGATCACCTTCACCTACAGTACCTGTTGCAACTGCTGTTGCCAATACTCTGGCAATAATTGTACCATCAGCATTTCTGATTAATTTATTTTGAAATAATTCAATATCAGTTGTAATACCCTCATAAGATGCTTGAACTTTAATATATTTTACATCAAAATTTGTTGTTACTTGACCACCAGTTACGGGAGAATTTTGTTTGAATATATTATCCGCAAAACTTGTGATTTGATTTTGTAATATTGTTTGTGCCTGTGTTAATTCTCTGGCCTGTACTGCAACACCAGGTTTAAACAATATACGATGGAAGTTTTTTGCTCCATCGAAATCGTCATAGTATGGATCAACGTTAAAATTTAAAGCCATTTTTTTCCCTTAGAAACCTAATACGAATCTGAATTGTTCTATGCCATCAGTACTTCTTTGAACAGAGGATCTATTCTGCACATAAATCATGTAACCTGAATTAACTGCAAAATTTGGAGTACTATATGATAACAATGTTCTTGTGGTTGTAGATGATTGTCCAAATATAGGACTATTATTTGCCGGAACTCCTGAAGTATTTATCAGCTTAATTAGATTGGTACCAGCATCAAAACTCAAAACCGTTGCATAAAAGGTTGGATTTGCCAATGTTCCTTGATAAACAAATTCATCTGGTGTGTATCCTAAATCGGAACCCGGCGCAACAACTACATTTGTTGTTGTACTGTATATAATACCATTGGCTGGATTTGGACTACTCTGTCTTGTGGTTGGATTAACTACTATACCAACTTGATGATAGTCTATGTCTGTCGGCACATAACCATTTTCAGTGCCATCAAACTGTGCGGTCAACATAATATGTTCAGCACCTAACTCGGCAACTGGATCAAAACCGTGGCCACCAATTGGTGAGGTTGCCCATGTAACGTTGGCATTAGCACCAATTGTGGAAGTTACTGCAACGTTTGCATAGGTATAATTACTACCCGGATTAACAACAATGATATCTCTAACTTGGCCACCACTTGCAAGTGAGGATACGTTCGCCGTTGCAGCTGCACCAGTTCCATCACCTGTTATTGTAACATACACCACCGCATTGGTGGTGTCGTATCCTGAACCACTATTCAGTACATTGATAACATCTATACTACCTGCACCTGCGGTAGTAATCAATGGATTTGGTGTATTGGAACCAATTTGTACTGGCATCCATTCTTTGTCCATAAATTTAAGTTTCAGACCAGTATCAATGGTATACATAAATTTCCATTTGTACCCATCATCACCTTGGAAAATTCTGTTGGCTGAATACGTTCCTGGTTCAAAGTATGGTTCTCTTGTTGATGCACCACCATTATTGTTCCATAGACACTTGAATACTTGGTCGTATTTGTTCTTTGCATAAAATGTTTTGACCATAAAACCATTAATGTCTTTACTCAACATGTCAACATCATCACGATAATAATCGTATATTGTTCCTGTAGTCCAGTCAATACGTTGTATGACAGGTGAGATATCACTGGTCTTAATTTGTTTCGCAACAAAAATATTCTTTTGAATTTGTTTGATAGATTTTACATCAGCACCTGGAGCCGGTGGATTACCATCGTCTGGCCATGGTGTTGGTTTGGATAAGAAACAATAGTAGGTGTGAATAGGTACCGATACTTCAGGTGGTACAACAGAGACCGGTGCAAAATACAACAGGTCTATCAATGATATTTTCGAAGCGTTTGTAAGTAGATTTTGTGCCATGATTTATTTATTATGCCTTTGTAATAGCTACAAAAGTATTTTGTGTTGTTGCGTCAGTACTCATGTATCTTGCCAAGATGGTTGATGTTGCCGGTATTGTATATGTTGTTGCATTAGTTGTTGAATTTATTGCAGAAACTCCGTGTGTAAACACTTGACTTGTTGCAGCAGTATTCGTAATCCATGCAACAACTTCTTTACCCGTTAATAAATTAGATAATGTTACTACTAATCCGGTAGAAGTCTGAGCTCGCACCATTGATTGTGTTGACATGTTAATTGTGATTGCAGTCTGAACACCAGCAAAAACTGTCGGTGTATGAACAAAACCTTTTTTCGGCTCAACAGAACCAGTGATAGTTAGGTCACCATCTAATATGCCAGTTGTATTTGCTAATGCGTTGTTTGCTTTGGCGAAGGCACCGTTAGCAAATGTTGCACCAGAATTAGCCGACACAAATGCACCGTTAGCAAATGATGATGTAGTATTTTGTGAATCATAGGATGCATTAGCAGTTACAAATGCTGCATTGGCAAATGTTGCACCAGAATTAGCCGACACAAATGCACCATTAGCGAATGACGCACCACTATTAGCAGTTACAAATGCTGCATTGGCAAATGTTGCACCAGAGTTTGCCTTATCATAAGAAGCATTAGCAGTTACAAAGGCACCATTAGCAAAAGATGCAGCACTATTGGCCTGTCCGTAACCAGAGTTGGCTCTTAAGAAAGATGCATTAGCAAAAGTTGCTGTTGTATTCTGCGATGCATAAGAAGCATTAGCAGTTACATACGCACCGTTGGCAAATGACGCAGTTGTATTTTGTGATGCATAAGATGCATTGGCTCTTTCAAATGATCCATTAGCAAAGGTTGCACCAGAATTTGCAGCAAAAAATGCACCGTTAGCAAAATTGCCAGCAGAATTTGCAACACTAGATGGTGTATTTGCCTTTAAGAAAGCAGCCTGTGCATATGCATCCGACACATTGAAGATATCATCCAATGAGTATGTACCAGTTACACTTGTCTCTTTATTAACACCAATAACTATGGTGTTGGCTGTGTTTGTGGTAGGACCGACTTGCGGCAGCTGCGAAATTTTTACTGTTGACATTGATTACCCCAATAGGATTGTTATTTCATCTTCTGTTGTTATTGAATCACCATCTTCCGTGGCGAGTTCCGGTATATATGCGTAGCCAACTGGACCATATATCTTAATTTGATTTGATGTTGGTGTACTGTTGGCCACAAAAGTTCTCTTTACAGAAAGATATGAATTGGCCGCCGAAGATAGGTTGCTTGTTAGATAAATCTTTCCGTTTACATAATCTACTGTGTTGACCACTTTACTGGTATTATTGTCAACAAGTATAACATCACCTTTATATACAATATCTCTTATTGGATATTCAGTGTCACTATAGTCGCCGTTGTTAACCAAGTCATAAAGGCCAGTCAATGATGTAATATTTAGTGCATTAGAACCTGAATTACCAGTTACTACCGCCACATTTGCATATGTTAACCAAACATTACTTGCAATTGTAATTGTGTTTGCTACTGAGTTGACGGAAACCACTTCTGAGAAAACATTAGGTCCATTTTTACTCTCAATAAAGATACTACTTTGACCTGGAAAAATAAAGTCAGCCAAATTTGCACCAAGTAAATTATTAAATCTAATTATGTTGTTACTCTTATTGGTGAAATCTGTTACGATTGTGATTGCATTCGATACATTTTCACCTATGTGGTAGTGTAGTTTGCTAACAGTATATGCAGCAGTATATATGTGTTGGTTTACACTGTTACTTGATTTTAAACCATAACGTCCCAATACATTTGTGCCTAACGGATGCAAGAGACCTAAAAGAACATCTCTATATTTTGAAATTTCTTTATCAACTGTAATCAAATATGTAAAGTTATTGTACCTATCATCCTGCATAACATCATATGAACTTGGTTGTCCTTGTGTGGTCAAATATTGACCGTCACCGATAACCAATCCGTTTAAGAAGGTTGCATTTGCTGCAGCAGAACCATCACCATAGGTTATGTAACCTTGTTTGTTATATTTTCTTGTGAATACGGTTCTATTACCTACTGCATCATAGTATGTGTATGACTTATCAAACTGTGGAAATGCCGAGTTGGCCATTTTCATGTTGATGTTTCTACCTTCACCTGAAATCTTTAACACTAGGTTTGGATTTGGATTGCCGTTGTTGTTAAACACCTGAAGGTTGTATAACGACAGTTGTGTATTTGCATCTGATGATAACAAAGAAACCGAATTAACCCTAGCATTATATGTTGATAGGTTGATTGTCGGACCTTGGTAAACATACTCACCTCTTTTTGGTAAGTTCTGAATTGCAACATTTGATACAACAATGTCCTGTACCTTTAGTGACACACTAGGTTTTGATTCATAATCTTCACCATAATTTTCAACACCAATTGTTGTGACAGAACCAACTCTATCAACAACTAGAGAAAAGGTTGCACCAGTTCCTAGAATTCCAGGCACTGTAAGTATTGCACCAGATGCAGTAGCATTTGCTGATTGTACCGTTACTGATGGTAGTAATTCGGTTTTGTAACCAGAACCACCCAATGTATATTCTGCCACATTAGATGCTGGATTGTAAACGTATGACACACCTGTTATTTTTCCATTTGCACCAACAGAGGTCACGTTTGCAAATGCACCACGGCCAGAACCACCACTGAATATAATCTTATCGTTTGCTTGATACCAACCACCACCATTAACAATTTGTATTGGTGCCAGAATACCTAGGGGTGCAATGTCGGCATTTGAACCATCATATACATTAGATTCATCTTCAGTAAATATGGTAGATTTAATTTCAATATCTGGTATAGAAGATAACCCTCCGCCACCATTCTCCACCACCATACTGTAAATAGAACTTGTTTGTAATGTTACAAAAGAAAATGCATCAATCAATCTGGTGTTGATGTTTGCAGTGGCCATATTGGCAAAATTGTAATTACTGTTACTCAATATAATCTGGTCTTTGAAACCAATAACATCTTTTGGTATGTAAGCTACATTAGCTCTTGCATTTCCTGTTGCTGGTGCCGTTGTAATAACTGCACCAGTGGCCAATGGATTTGAGGATTCAACTACACCAGTTAAACTTAATATTGCTCTTGCGTTTACAGAAGGTATGTATTTTATACTTGTTATAACACCAGTACTTGTAACACTATCAACATATGCAAACGCAGCATTAGCATAGTTAACTCTATCATTGATTCTATATCCAGAACCACCATTTACAATCGTGTAAGGTGGTGGTAAGTAGTCTGTCAATGAATATATGTTTGCTTTAGCTGCACCAGCATTTAATAAAGTTACAATTGTATTTGGTTTTAATGTATAACCGAAACCACCATTGACAACATTGATACGTTGTATAGAACCTTTAGTTGTTTCTGATACGATTGCTGTTGCACCAATGCCTGTGGTTGTATCTTCCATGCCATCATATACTACCACTGGATCACCAGGTTGATATAATGAACCCCTCTTAATTGGATTGATTTTGATTTGACTAATTTGACCAACAATTTTTGCTGTAAGTATTTGGCCACCAAATAAAACATCTTGGTTATTTGAATCAATAATTTTAATGAACTCACCAGATTCAAACAAACGTTCTATATTTGATATGAATATCTCGGTCTTTTCACCGATAAGTACAGCGGCCTCAATCGTTGCAATTGATTTTGATTCTAGACCAAATACTCTGAGGTTTTTGGTGTTGAGAAAGTTTCTATTGCTTGATGCAAGTTTTAAACTCTTAGAAACATACCATGTACCAGCAGAAGCTTTGAATACGGCCTCTTTGGTATTGAATACTTCAAAGTCTGAGTTAAAGAGAATACGGAAAAGAAACTCGTATGATGCAGGCGTACCTTTGGTTTGGTATAACTGTCTTGCAACCTTAATCGTTTCTTCCTTATCCAATAGTGTTTCTTTTGGAAAAAATGGTAAGAAATCATTTGTAAAATAATCTAAAAATTCTGTTGTCGTATCATCAACATCTTTGTATGACAATAGATTTTGAGTTCGTTCAGTAACTTTACCTGTTTGTTCCATCCATTCATAGTATGCCTTGAGAAAGGTGTGAAACTTTACATACTGGTCATTGTCACGAATGTGTTCGGGTAATTGGTCTTTGACCAATAATGAGGTTAAATGGCCGTTATCTATCATGTTGATTTAGCTGTTACATTGACGATGATTGATTGTGGATCAAATTCATCTACTGTAATAATTCTATTGTAAGAAGATGATATGATACTGGTTGTTGGACTCGCAGTCATAGTCAATTGACCTAAAGGATTATCAACTGTTATCGGTGCAAATGCATTTAGTGTAATGATACCTTCATTGTAATCTACTGTACCAATATTGCCATCAAATATGGTCTTAACATTCAATGTATCATTGAAGTATGTTCTTAATGTACCATATCTACCCTCAAGTGATACTGTACCTGCACCTAGTATACCTGTTGTATCACCAGAAGAATTTGTAATTTTTAAAATTGCCGAAGTGTATCCTGTACCTGGAGTTAACACTTTAATTTCTCTGATGACACCGTTAACCACTACAGCTTGTGCAGTTGCACCAGTACCATCTCCTAGTATAGTAACTGTTGGTGGATACTGATAACCAAAACCTGGATTGGTAACTGTTATAGATTCAACTCCACCAGTAGATGATGGAACTTCTTCAATGAAAAGTCCTTGAATAGTTTGAGCCAAGTTTAATGGATTTCTGAATACAACTGTTGGTGAACTCAATATGCCACTTAAAAACATTCCTTTTTTCAGTGGTGCACCATAATATAATTTATATGTTGTTGGTGTACTTAAATTTGGAAAAAATTTCTTTTGTAACTTAATAGAAATTTCATTGGTGATAATGGAAGAATCTATTGCATTGATTCTGTTATTAAAATCAGATGACTTGAATGTGGAATTAAATGTATTCAGTGTTGTTTTTGCATAATTATTAATCACAT